AACTACTTGGCCGAAGGCTTGGTCGTGAGACGGAAGCAGAGATACACTCGCACCCTCACGGGGGCGACTCTGCATCCAGATCATGAGTGGGCGTCACAGTCAAGTAATGTTCAGGTAGCGCACTTTTCGAGCGTGGTGCGTTCACCGACTAAGTTGGGGTCAATACCAAAGACCCCAGTCCTTAGTCTGGATCTGTCCCTAGGGCAGGCTATATCCACATTCGCTCTATTAACCAATTTCCTGGCGAAACAACGCCCGGTTAACAGGAGAAAGGACTAACCATGTCTTTTACAACTGCACCATTTGGTGACTTCAAGGCCGAGAAATACCAGGCCAATCAGGTCACGTACCACGCGCAAGGTGGCGGTACCAACTCTATCCCCGCTCATACCGCTCTAATGCGGAAGATGGTCGAGCTGGGCCGGAACGAGGTACAAGCCACCCCGGGGGGTCTTACTAACTTCAGGCCCCTCATGCGCGTCACGTGGGACGTCATGTGTTCCGATGGCGTCGTGCGGCCCATCGTGTTCGGCACTACCGGGATTTCGATCCCGGCTCTGGTGGAAGATACGGACATCCAGCTCGTCGCCGATGTTTGGCGTTCGATCTCGGGTCCCTCCGGAAACTACACCACGCCGTTCGCGAAGCTGCTCCTGACCTCTTCTATCAACAACTAGGCGAGGTCGCTCAGGCCGATACACTGGCCATGAGTCGGATTAGCGGGCTACAGGAGTCTAAAACAAATGACATCCAAACGCACGAATGCCCCCAAAACACTGGAGGCGAAGCGTCGTAAGCAGCTGCGGTTTTACACGCAGTTGCTGGAGCACGTAGTAGAGGACCTGTCCCTCGGCGAGGACGAACTTGTCCAGCACCTTCTCGGTGCTATAAGGTCCCGTTCCTTCAGGACCGTCGTCGAGGTTGCGAAGCGGGTTGGCGAACAAGCGTATGCCAACTATCCTGACAGTTTTGACGTCAGGTACGCCCAGCTTGCTGCTCTCGTCAGGAAGGTACCTTTCACAGGTGCCGACCTGGATCCCGAGTCTACGACTTGGCGGCAATTCATTGCCTCCGAGCACGTATGTAAGCGAACCAATCAGCGGTTACTTGCTGAGCGGAACGCCATCCGGGAGAATAGACCGAGTGCTGGACGTCGTAACCGGTATCACCGGATACGGCAACTTGCGCGAGGTTACATACTGCGGGTACTAGGCCATAAGCCGAACCTCCGTGATGTGTATGATTGCAGTGGTTTTGGTCCCGGCGTCACGATAGGTTGTTCTGGAGACCGCACAAACTGGGCCCGAAAGCTCAGCGCGTCGGCCATAACAGTTACCCCATCAGCGCTTCCGTATGCACGCTCAGCTTACATAGCTGATTTCCACATCCGCGAACACCTCAGTGGTATTTCACACGAGGCAGACCTGAGCAATAAACCGCTT